AGCCTCCGGCAGGATCAGCTTGCCGTCCACGCGCTGGGTGCCGATGAAGCCGACCTGATCGGTCACGGCGTACAGCTCGTTCAGGCGCTTAAGCGTCCGGTTCTGGCGATCCGCGATCCAGTAGTAGGAGAAGTCACCGAAGAGCAGAATCTTCTTGTTCTTGTCCTGCGCGGCGGTGCCGGTGATGGCAGGCATATAGCCGCTGGTGTGGATGGGACGGCCCAGAATGGTGTCGGGCTTGCCGACCTCCAGACCGGGTTTCCAGATATAGTTGCCGTTGCCGTCCTTCAGGAGCATCAGCTGGAGCAGCAGAGTCTCGTTGCAGAGGAACGCGGCCTTCCGGCGATAGGGAGACTTGAGGCTGTAATACAGCTTATAGATGTTGTCGAAGGTGACGGTGGAGGCATCCGCCGTGGTATTGCCTGCGGTGGCGGTCACGCTGGTCAGGATGCCGGTGGGCTGGCTGGGGGTGACACCGGGGTTGGTGGACGGGCCGGTACCGTTAATGAAAGCGTCCTCCTCGGCGTTGCCGAAACGAACGCCGAAGCGCTGCGCGATATAGGCAGCGATGTCGAAGGCACTGTCGTTCAGGAGCTCGTTGCTCACCTTGACCATGCAGCCCAGCTTGAAAGCGGAGAGCGTCTCCACGGAGAAGCTCATGTCGGATTCCTGAATGGCCGCGCCCTCCTCGATCCACGAGGCGGAGCCGCCGTCCGTGGCGATGGGAATAGTGCGGGTGCCGGAGTTGGTGCGGATGGTGTGGGCGATGCTACGGAAGATGTTGTTCTCTTCCAGCGCCTGCAGCAGGTGCCGCTCGAACTCGTCCGGGACGGTATAGCCGCCGTTCTCGTTCACACCCACGGAGAGTGCGTCACGCACTTCCATGCTGTTGTTGCCGCGCATCAGGTTCCAGAAGGCCGCGTTGTACTCCGCCGACGCGGTGGGTTTCACAGCACCCTTCTTCTGGGTTGCCTTGGGATCGCTGTGGACGGGAGCGGAGGTCGCAGCGGCGAGCTTTGCATCCATCTCCATCTGATCCTCCAGACGGGCGATCTCATCACCCAGCGCCTTCACGTCGGAGGCCATCTTGTTGTACTGCTCCACCGCGTTAGCGGCGACAAGGCCGTTCTCGTCACGGTGCTCCTCCAGAAACGCCTTGGTCTGCTCCCAGAGGGTGTTGCGCTTGTTGCGAAGTTCGATAATCTTGCTCATGATGTCATTCCTCCATAAAAATAATTGCCGGACCCCTCAACGGAGGAAGTCCAGCTGGTTCATGAGTATCTGATAGGGCACGGCCCCATCCTCGGTTTTCCCGTCCATCCCAATCGTGGGAGCAGGCGGCTCTTGCTGTGCGGTATCCGAGACGCACAGCTTGTTCAGGATGGCTCGGTCCATCATTCTGCCTGAATAGAGATTGGCTTCGACCTGAACGTCATTGCCTTCCGGCTCGTCGGCGTCAGGCTCCGGCTCCTTGCCCTCATAGAGGACCTCGTCGGCAAAGCCCAGCTCCACGGCCTTTTTGGAGTTCATCCAAGTCTCGTTGCTCATGAGCTCCGCAATCCTGCTGCGCCGGAGGCCGCTCTTGGCGGCGTAGGCGTTGATGATGGATTCCTTCACCTCATTGAGTGTTTCGATGGCCTTCTGCATATCCTTTGCATTTCCCATCGCCACCGTGGACGGGTCATGCACCATCAGGAGTGCCGTAGGCGACATCTGCACCTTGTCTCCGGCCATCGCAACCACCGATGCCGCAGACGCGGCGATGGAGGCGATCCGGACGGTGACGCTGCCCGCGTACTCCTTCAGCATGGTGTAAATCTCTGCGGCTGCAAAGACATTACCACCGGGCGAGTTGATCCAGACGGTCACGTCGCCGTCCTCGGCCTCAAGGTCCTCGCGGAACATCTGCGGCGTGATCTCATCGCCCCAGAAGTTGTCGCTGTCGATAGGACCCTCCAGCCGGAGGATACGGCCTCCGCTGTCGTCATGAATCCAGTTCCAAAACTTCTTCATTGCTTCCTCCTGTTCTTGGTATCGTCCGCTGTGTCTGCCTTTCCGACGTTCTTCCCGGCATCCTGCAGCTTGACGTAGCCGCCGTTCAGATAATGATCATCCCCGCCGTTCTCGGCAGGGATCAGGTCCATATTCTCCAGACGCCTTACATCGTTGGGCGAGAAGATACCGTTGCTGATGCCCGTGGCGTAGCCCTGCATCCGGGACTGATAGTCACCCCGGAGGAGGCCGTCCACATTGAACTTCGGGAAATAGGTATCCTGCTCCGACGCCAGCAGCAGGTCCTTGATGATAGCCTGCTCGAACCGGACCAGCCACGGCGTGAGGGTGTGGACCACAAAGTCAATGCTCTGGTGCTCGATGTTGGAGAAGGTCGCGTGTTCGAGGTCCTGCACCATGTGCGGAGGCACCCGGAAGATACGGCAGATCTCGTTGACCCCGAACTGCCGCGTGGAGAGGAACTGGCTGTCCTCCGGAGGCAGGGAGATGGCTTTGTACTGCATGCCCTCTTCCAGCACGGCGACCTTGTGGGCGTTGTTTGGACCGCCGTATACATCAGACCAGTTCTCCCGGATCTTCTCCGGATTCTTCAGCACACCCGGATGCTCCAGCACGCCGGAGGGCTGTGCGCCGTTTTTGAAGAAGGCGCTGCCGTATTTCTCCACGGCCAGCGTGGTGCCGAGGCTGTTCTTCATCATGGCGATGGGCGAGAAACCGACCAGCCCATTGAAGCCGAGCCCTGGAATATGGAACACCTCGTCGTAGCGGAAATAAACGTCCTTGTTCTGCTGCCCCGGAACCTCGTCGGTGTAAGCATGGTAGATGTAATAAATCTCGCCATGCTCGTCCCGGTCCACCTCCACGTTGTCCGGGAACAGCGGGTACAGAGCGAGGATGCCGTTCTTGCCGTCCCGGATGATCTGCGCGTAGGCATTGCCCCACAGGAGCAGATGCGTCATCATGGTTTCCCGGAACGAGAAGCTGGTCATCTCCGGATTGGGCTGCCGGTACAGCAGCTTATACAGCGGATGGTTCGTGGCCCGCTCCTTTGAACTGCCACTGCCGTCCGTCTGCCGATACAGGTGAAGCGGCAGCGCGGCGATCGTCTCGGCCAGCAGCCGGACGCAGGCATAGACCGTGGCGATCTGCATGGCGGACTTCTCATCCACCCGTTCGCCGGAGTCCGCCTTACCGAAGACGAAGGTCTGGCCGGAGTCGCGGACGTTATCTGTGATCTTCGGCAGAGAAGGCCCGTCACGCGGGCTCAGCCCCAGCCATTCTCGAAAACCCATACAGTTTCCTCCCAACAAAAATGCGAGGCTGTTCGCCTCGCACTTCTTCACGATATTAGGATAGCACCTTTTGAGAATCCAATCTCACGCGAAATTGGACATGATCAGAAAACCATGAGGCCGCGCTCGTCGTAGATGCTGCCGTGCTCCTCATGCCGGATGCACCGGTCCAGTGCCATGATCGCCGCCACAATGCCGTCGATCTTCTCCGGCGATTTGGCCTTGGTGGGCTTGATGTTCTCAGCGGCGTCCCGGTCCACGACCACGTTGCCGCTCATCCATTTCATGACCGGATTGCCGCCGTGGATGATCTTGCCTTCCATCAGCAGCTTATAAAACTCCTTTGTCGGCGGGCTCATGTCTTTGAAGCCCTGACCGAAGGGAACGACCGTAAAGCCCATGCCCTCCAGATTCTGTACCATCTGAACGGCACCCCAGCGGTCAAAGGCGATCTCCTGAATATGGTACTGCTCACCGAGCTTTTCGATGAAGCGCTCGATGAAATCGTAGTGGATGACGTTGCCCTCCGTCGCCATGATGAAGCCCTGCTTGTGCCACACGTCATAGGGCACCGAGGCCCTGCGGACCCGGAGCGGAATGGTATCCTCCGGTATCCAGAAGAAGGGCAGCATGACGTACTTCTCCGTCTCGTCCCTTGGCGGGAACATCAGCACGAAGGCCGTGATGTCGCCGGTGCTGGAGAGGTCCAGCCCGCCGTAGCAATCACGGCCCTTCAGGGATTCCATATCAATTGGGATGTTGCCGAGGTCGTAGATCTGCTCCGGGATGAAGCGCGTCAGGGACGACACCCACATGTTGAGCCGCAGCTGCTTAAAGACGTTCTCCTCGGCGGGATTGTCCAGCGCCTCCTGAAAGGCGTCTCGGACGCGGTCAATCTGGATGGTCTGACCGAGGGAGGGATTGGCCTTGTACCAGTTGGCCTCGTCGGTCCAGTCCTCGTCGTCGGCAAGGCCGTAGACCACCGGGTAAAACGAATGGTCCACTTTCCGGCCTGCGAGGACATCCAGCGCCTTGGTATGGAGCTCATAGCAGATGCTCTCCTTATCGGTGCCAGCCGTCGTGATCAGGAAGTACAGCGGCTGCTCCCGCGCATCGCCGGAGCCCTTCGTCAGCACGTCGTAGAGGTGGCGGTTGGGCTGGGCGTGGACCTCGTCCAGAACGAGGCCGCTGACGTTCAGGCCATGCTTGGTACCGACCTCCGCCGACAGCACTTGATAGTACCCGGCATTGGTGTAGTTCACGATGCGCTTGGTGGCGGCAGCGATCTTGGACCGCTTCAGCAGCGCAGACGACTTCTCCACCATGCGCTTAGCTACATCGAAAACGATGGACGCCTGCTGCCGGTCCGCCGCCGCGCCGTAGACTTCGGCAGCGGGCTCGCCGTCCGCATAAAGCAGATACAGCGCAACGGCAGCGGCCAGCTCACTCTTGCCGTTCTTCTTGCCGATCTCGATGTAGGCCGTCCGGAACTGCCGATGGCCCTGGTCATCTACGATGCCAAAAATGTCCCGGATGATCTGCTCCTGCCAAGGCAGAAGCCAGAAGGGTTTACCGTCCCACTTGCCCTTGGTGTGCGACAGGTTTTCGATGAAACGGACGGCCCGGTCCGCCTTGGCCTTGTCGTAGTGGGAGGTCTCCAGCATGAACGGCGTGGGCCGGTAGTCCTTCAGCTTTGGATAGTCCGCAGGCCGTTTCTCCCGCGCCATCAGCCGTCACCTCCCAGCAGGGCCTCCATCTCATCCTCGCTGTCCCGGCCCGTGGTGTCCGCCACGATGCGGGAGCGGGATGCAGGCGTCAGGCCGAACTGCTCGGCAAAGCGGTTCATGACCTTCAGGTAGGTCTGGGCGATGGAAACCTGCGGCACCTGCTGCCAGTAGCCGGACGGCGTTTTCACGATGGTGCCGTGCTGGGTGATGAACTCCTCGGCCTCCTTCCACCGAGCGTATGCCTGACAGTAACCGGCGAAGGCCGCCATGTCCACTTCGGTCAGGACGCCCATGAGCTCCATCTTGTGGGCCAGCCGCCGCCATTCCTTCTTGGCCTCCGGCTCCAGCCACTTCGGACAGGAGGGAGCCTTCCGCTCCGGCTTAGGCTCTTTGTCATTCAGTTTGCGCTTGCCCGGATTGCCCTCCAGCTCCTTGATCGCGGTGGGCGTGGGCTTTCTGCCTCTGGTAGCCATAGGCACACCTCCTCTCTGGGAAATAAAAAACAGCCGCCGCCGTCACCGGCGCGACCTTCGACATAACGAGGAACAGAGCCTCGCGGCTCGGTTCCTGCTGTATTTCAGTTTTGCTTCATCCTCTGCCGACGTTCGCCTTGACCTTGTTGGCCCGTTCAAGCGCCTGCCGGAGCAGCCCGTTGATCTCCTTCATGAACTCCACGTCGTCCGGCGTCGCCCCAACCGGGTCGTATCGGATCGTCTCAAGCGCGTCGTAGATCTCGGCGGCAAGGGAGCAGGCGTCGTCCGTCAGGGTGTAGGTTCGTTCCTCAATCGCGTTCATGTTTGCCTCCTTACTGCCGCATGGCCCAAGCCATCGCGTGGCCGTCGTCCTCGAACTCGACCTCGCTGGCCACCGCCAGCCCGATGGTGCCTTCGCAGCTGTGGTCGTCGTCGAGGAACTCGTAAACCGCTCCGAAGTAGCTGGGCTTGTTCTTGCCATTGTAGTAGTACCCGGCGAGGAGGACCTTGTCCCCGAACTTCAGGACCTTGCTCCAGCGGCATTCGAGGTCTTCCGGCGTGGTGGGGTTCGGCAGCCTGTAGTTTCTCATGGCCTCGTTGATCGTCATTTTCGTGTACCTCCGTTTGTTTGTTTTCCCTTTCGGTAGTCACATATTCGCTCTGATCGGCCTGAATAGCAAGTACTTTCTGAGCATAATATGTACAAGGATTCGGAGGCGAAACTGGTCATATTATGACGAGAAACACAGCCCTCGTGGGCCGCGTTTCTTGGGATCAACCGTCCTCAGTTGTACTGTTCCAGAAGAATATGGATCGCAATCTTGGTGGGTGTGTCTTCAGGCTCCTTCACCCAGCCCCTGACATACTTGCAGGTGATTCTGCCGCCGACCTTGATCGTTAGCTCGCTGATTCTGCCACCGTTGATTCCGTCCTCTTCGCTGGGTTCATCGGAACGATTCATTCGGCAAAGGCAAGGGATGTACTTTTTCGGGTCCTTGGCCTTTAAGTCTGGGATGCCGAATGTCGCTTCACTCCACACCGGCTGTCCCTCCTCAAAAAGCCTTGGCGATCCAGCGTCCGTGCTTGCGGCTCTTGCTGAAAAGGTAGGTCGTGCCGTCGACCTCAAGGTAGCGCTCGTTGACCATGCAAACCTTGTGGCCCAAGGCCGCCATGTGGTGGTATGCCTTGTCCGCCAGCTTTTCAACGCTGATCCCGAATCCGAATCCGTCGAGGAAGTTCTGAAGCTCTGTCATTTTTGTGTACCTCCGTAATGTGGTTTTCCCTTTCGGTAGTGCCATATTCGCTCTACTCGGAGGATATAGCAAGTCATTTCTGCGCTGTGATCGGCCATAATCTACACAATCATTCAGGACCCGGATTGTGTACATTATGAACGACCAACAGAGCCCGAAGGCTCCGTGGTTCGGCTGGGTGGTGGCCGGTGCTCAGCTCAGGCTGAAGCGGATGCCCATTACCTCGGTGGGCTCCTCGTCACCCCAGCGGGTCTCGTGGCGGGTGATCGTGCAAAGGCCCTGCATCGTGCAGCCAGCGGCGGCAAGCTGGTGCAGGTTTTCCATGCAGGCGGTCGACTGATTGGTGTAGACGAAGGTGGCAATCCCGGCGCTCCGCAGGGCCT